CCCGCTAGGGACGACTTCGGCAGTGATGGTCTGGAGCTGGACCTTGAGCTCACCGGGCCACGTAGCGGTGTAGGCTTCGCACGCGTTCACGAGCTCCTGCCCTGCGGCCTCGGCTTCGTCGCGTGAGGCCTGCTGGTCCTTAGGGCGCAGGCGCACGGCCCACCGGACGATGACCGCAGTTTCGACTAGCAGGCCCTGCCCGGCGCGACCGCGATAGCCGTTGCCGGCCCCGCCCATGCGGTTGTTCGTGTCGCCCAAGCCGACGGCGAACAGGCGTACCGTCGCGGTCCCCATGAGCGAGTCAGGGTCACGTCCGAAGACGTCGGCCGCGAAGCGCGACTCCACCCAGTTCGGCACCGCGACACACTGCGCGGCGAACGAGGACCGGAGCTGCGCCCGCGTCTTCATCGCACGCCTCGTCCGCCGAGCCAGCCCGCGTAACCGTGCCCTCCCAGCCAGAGCGTCGGGCTACCCGAGTTGCGGCGGTCGATGCTGACGACGTTCTCGTCGGTCTCGTCGTAAATGAACGAGAGGCTGGCCCACGCGTTCTCGTAGGCTTGACCGTAACTGTCCGCGAGCTGCTGATACCGGGAGGTGTCGCCTGCCGAAGTCGCGTAGTCCTGCCAGACGAGGTGAAGCGTCAGGCACACGTGACATTCCCGGAAGGCGCTTGCCGACATCACCAGGTAGGGACGCTTGCCCCCGCCAATGAGGCGGTTCTCGATCATGCAGAACGCTTCGTCCAGATAGTCCTGGTACGACGTCACGCCGGCCTCGCGCAGCGCCGACAGGTCACGGTGTCGCCGCAGGAGGTCGATGTCCGAGATGACCGGGTAGAGCCGGCGACGGACGAGGGCACCGTCACGCCGGAAGGTGTGCACCACACCGTCAGGCATGAGGAGCGCCCACTCCAACAGGTACCCGTCCTCGAGGACGAGGGACCCGATGGACCCCGCCGTGACGGTGAAGGTCGCAACGCTAGCCGTGATGGTCACCACGCCAGCGTTGACCACGACCGACTGGTCCTGCCGGTAGATGGACACCGTGCCCGACACGGGAGCGACGAGAGCACCGGACCGATAGATCGGCGCGGTGATCTTGTTGTCGCGTCCGCGCTCGAGGAACTCGGGGATCGAGAACCGCGCCGCGTATTCCGTGTCGGAAGACGACATTAGGTCGCGCCCTTCATGGCGACCCAGCTACCCGAGATGCGAGCGTAGATCGCCAGGTCGGCAGTCGTGCCGTCCGTGCGGAGGAAGATCGAACCGTTGGGCTCGGTCGTCGCGGGCACGCCGGTACCCGAGGTCACGGTGGGCGCAGCGGTGGGGTCCTGAGACGGGGTCGACTTGACGACGTACCCGAGGGCGGCGAGGCCGCTTCGCATGTTCTGGGAAGTCTTGACTGCCATCGGGGGCTCCGATGCTAGCGGGGGCTAGCGGCTGTTCTTGGTGTCGTGCTTCTGCGCCTGTTCCTTCGCCTTCTTCTCGGCGACCTCGGGACGCATACCGTTCTTGACGAGAGTAGCGGCGAACCGCTCCTTCGCGTCTCGCATATCCGATCGCTCGCTCATGCGCGCCCCTTGCGAGACGGCGCGGTCGGCACCTTGGCGCCTTCCATGTGGGCGAGTAGCGCCTTGTCGGTGTCGAGGCGGCGCTGCGCTTCTGGGTCTGAGCCCGCGCGCTTGGAGTTCTCCTGGACACGGATGCGCTGGCGCTCCCGCAGACCGTCCAGCGTGTACGGGTCCGGAGGACGGACGACACCGGACGCCACGAGCCCGCGAAGGAACTCGTGGTATCCGGCCTCGTCCGAGGTGAGCACGACGGAACCCGCGACCATGCGCGGCGTCTCCCAGCGGGAGAGCCTCACAGGACCACGCACGCCGTCGTACTCCGTGACGTAGCCACCCTCGATGACCTCCCACGGAATGACCGTCCAGTGTTCGCGACGGTGCTTCGTTTCCGCTCCCGAGGTGTCGCCGTCTTTATCGACGCCGTTCACTCCGGGGGTAGCCCGCAGCTTGGCGAGCACGGGCAGCCACTCTCCCTCGATGCACTGCCAGCGCCCAGGATGCCAGATGTACCACCACTGCGAGTTCGTCGGCAGGTTGAGCTTGGGCGCCCCTGCCGCAGAAGTCACAGCGGGACGACCAGCGAAGGTCGATCCGGCGGCGATGGAAGGATCTTGAAAGGTGACTGCCACGTGCTCTCCTAGATGACGCTCATGCGTCGGTGATGATCGAGACGCCCATTCCGTCCTGGAGCTTGCCGATGCCGAGGTAGTAGCTGGCGAGGATCGAGGTGGTACCACCGCCGATCACGCGGTCGAACTCGACCACCACCGGGGAGCCGGCAGGGGTCACAACGCCGGGCGCGCCGACGATGGGGAACGGGGAACCCTCGACGTAGCCGACCGCGCCGTAGCCGAACATCGCGCCCGCACGGTCCGCGCCGGCGTTCGCCGTGGGGACCTTGGAGGACGAGAAGATATCGACGCCGTTGAACATGCCGGCAAAGCCCTGGCCCTTGATGTTCAGCATCTCCTGCGTCGCCATCACGAACTGGGTGGCGCCGTACTCCGCACGAAGGCTGCTCTGGAAGTCGGCGAGCTGGCGGGGGTGGAGCACGCAGATGTACGGGCCGGGAACCGACGCCAGCGTGAGGGCGAACTGCGCGGAGTAGAAGTCGTCCACGCTCATGTCCACGCCCGTCGAACCGGCGGTGGCGGTGAAGCCGTCGATGACGTCACACAGGGCGTTCTGGAACGCCATGAGCGTGCTGCCGACCATGCTCTGCGCGAGGCGCTGGGCGTCGAGGCCGATGGAGTCGGTGACAGGACCGGCGAGGTCCGTGAGATCGTAGCGGAGCGCGTAGCGACCGATCGTGAGCGTCGCGGCTGCGGAAGTGAGCGTCGTGTTCGCGACGACCGCGCCGTCGGCAGCGGACGCGAGGAGGTCCGAACCGTCGAGCCCGATGATGGGGACCTGAAGGGCCGCGGAACCACGGCCGGCGAGGTTGCCGAAGTTGACGATGCTCGCGTGATTGTGGAGGCTCGCGCGGTCGGCCAGCTTGAGCTGGATCTCCTGGGCGAGCACGGCGGCAACGCGAGCGTTGCCAGAGAGAGTCGAGTATTCGGTGAGAGCCATGCGGGTGTACCTCTGGATGAGTGGTGATCGTCATCCCGGCATCGCTGTTACGGGGCTCGACCCGACGGGTACGCGTAGACTAGCGCACCGCTTGCCTACGCGCACGCGTCAAGGTGCTAGCGGTCCAGCCCGAGGATCGCTGCGCGTGCAGCTTTGTACTCGGAGGGGCTCATGCGCGAGATCGCCTCGGGCGAGTATTGCGACGGGGAACCCGCAGGGGCGTTCGTCGCGCCGGCGTTTGCCGGGGGAGGCGGCGTCGTCGTCTTAGCTGCCGGCGCAGGCGCGGTCGCCGCGTCAGGCATGTACGCGCGCACGGCCTTCGGCAACTTGTCGCCTGCCAGCCACTCGCCCAACGGCGGACGGCCCTCGGCAGGCAGGCGGTCGTACGCGATGCGGACGAAGTCCATGCCCTCCTGGTCGGTGATGCCACGAGAGAAGAGCTCGCGCTCCGTCTCCCACTGTCCGCGAGCCGTCGAGAACTTCGACTCCCACTCGCTGGCGCTAGCCTTGTACGTGTCGGCCTGCTTGACCATCTCGGCCTGTTGTTCGTAGCGGCTCTGGAGCTCGGCCAGCTGCTCGCGAAGCTGCTTGCGCTCTGTGCTTAGGCTACGGATGCGTTCCTCGGCACGCGAGGTGCCGACATCGTCGGGGGTCGTGGTGTCGTCGGGCATGGTCACTCCTTGCGGGTTGCTTCTCGAGCCCGCAGGAGACGTCTCGCCCAGACGCGTCCCGAGTCACCGCCCCACAGTAGCCAGGCGATACGACCCGCGGAGGGGTAGTTAGGATGCCCCGGCCTCGCGGCGGGGGCCTCTAGGTCAATCTCGTGGCGGTCGAAGAAGGCGACCATTCGGCGCAGCGTCTCCACCGACACCACCTTGCGGTCGGCCAGCTGGGTCGCGCGACGGGCGCCAATGAGCGTGCCGCCCCGGTTGTACTTCTCGCGGAGCTCTAGGCCGCGACGAGCCTCGGCAGCTACCGACGCAGGCGGACGGAAGCCGGCACGCGCCCCTTCCTCGAGGAAGCGACGCAGCACCGCAGGGTCGGTAGCCGCGAGAAAGCGGCGCTGGCGTTCGCTAACTACCGGCACCCGGAGGCTCCTGCGCGGCGATGACGAAGCTACCACCGACTGTTCCCATCAGGGTCTCAGCCGACGCGGCGTCCATGTTGAAAAACTGAACCAGCATCTCCACGCCCGTCGCGCGCGGCAGCTCGCCCTTCGCGACCGACGTGATGATGCCCTGCGCGGCCTGTACCTGAGCGCCGTTCAGCGCAACAGAACTAGCAGGCTGGCCGGCGGCGGCGGCGGCGGCGGCGATACTCTCACCCTCGCCGGCGACTACCGTCGGAGCGGCCTCCTCCTCGGACTCGGCTACGTCTTCGGCAACATCACCAGGCGCGGCCTCGGGCTCTTCCGCTTCCATCTCAGTCGCCTCAGACGCGACCTCGGTGGCCTTGTTCAGCGCGTCGATCTCCGCGAGCATGGCGACCGCGTCCTGCTCAGTGAGCGCGTCGTCAAACAGGCGCAGGGCATCGATGCGCGTCATGAGGCCAGCGTCGAGGAGCTCCAGCGCGTGCTTCCTTCGACCGTCCAGCTCGGCCCCTGACAGGGGGATGGAGCGGTACTGTACCGAGTAGCCCCCCTCCGGGAACTGCGAGCCCATTGCGCGGTTCGCGAGGATGGCGGCGGTCATCACCAGCAGCTCGTCGCTAGCTCGGAACGATTGTGCGTAGACCCTCTGCGCGTCTCGCTTGCCCTCGTTCGACAGAGCGATGGCGTACCCGCTACGGGCCGTCCCGCCCATGCGCTGAATGTCGGCAGGGGACACGCCCGCGTCCTGCGCCAGCCGGTTCGCGAACGCGCTGATTGTGTTCTCAAGCTGGGTGACGTCGCACCCGGCCTGCCACTGTCCGATGACCGGTTGCTGCTCGTCGCTGGCGCGCAGCATGAGGACGGTAGCAGGGTCGGACACGACCTCGCGCCGAACACCGGCGACACCGCCCTCGATGGTCCCGCCCTGCGGCTCGGCCCCGATGATGTACCGCTGGGGCCAGCTCGAGTCCTTGATGGCGTGGAAGAGCATCGAGTACGACACCGCGATGTTCAGCGACCCCTCGACTACCTCGATGCCCTCGTAGCAGTCGAACAAGCGGTCGCCGATGCGCTCCGCATGGTACAGGACGTAGGGCAGAATGGGCCGCCCGTCGTTGCGCCGGTACGGGTAGGCAGCGCCCGAGTAGCTGCCGCCTAGGTACACGGCGCTCAGGTCCTCTCCGACCTTGCCCCCATCGACGTAGGCGCGAACCTCGTAGATCGGGTTCTCCGGGTCGCTGATGTCGAGCACATCCCAAGTCCAGCGCGGCTTGCCCTCCGCGTCCGTACGCTCCCGCATCTCGCGCACCGACACAGGGTAGTCAGGCCGGTCGGCAAACGACTTCGCGATCGTCATGTCAGGCGCCACAGGCCGGAAGGTCAAGCGACCGTCAGACGACACATGGACACGCTGCCAGTACTCACGACACCCGATCGTGAGCTGCTGGAAGCGGTTCATTGTC